TTCCTGATTCTACATTCACTGGCGCTCTAAGAATTGCTCCTCAGGGTACAACTCTGAGAATGTTGAACGATAGTCAGTCTGATCAGTTCCTATACTTTGGTAACTCCTCACTTCACAGTAATATCTGGATTGGTAACACTCCACATACTGCTACTAATATCTCTAAGATCACCATCGGTGGTGCATATGGTAACAACGAATCTCTATCGTTCGTTAACATTGCTACCAAGTCCTTCAAGGTTGATGGTGACTTCCAGTTAGGTAATAAGAGAGGTTTACTTGATACTGTTAGATTGACATCTACTGCAGGAACAGTTGAGTTCTTTGCAGGAAACAGTGCAACCTCTATTCTTGACTTTGCGACTAACGCATCTCAGATTACTATTGGTGGTCAGGGTGGTAGCACCACAATTAGAAACAATCTAGTTGTTGATTCTTCTGCTAGATTCAACGCTGATATGACTCTATGTGGTGGATTTGCATCCTACTCATTTGTTGCATCCAGAGCACAAGCAGGAAGTAACAGAATTGCACATGCAACTGGTATTCTTGGTAACAACTTGTTCAACAGCAATGTTGATCTAATTGATGTCAATAGATTTGTATCTGGAGATCCTCAGTATAATGAGGTTGATACATCTGGTAGCGGTAACTGGGGTGGCACTAGTTATCAGGATGCAATCACTAATATTGGTGGTAACCCAGCGATTGAACCACAGGATCTACCAACACTAACTGGTAACCAATTCTATCTACCACTCCTTAGAGAGTCTCTAGATGAAAACGGCAATCCATACTTCCAAGAGAATGATATTCTATTGATTGATTCTCCTGACTCTTCAGTAGAATCTTTCTCAGAAACAGATTTTGGCACTTATCTTGATGGCAACGCTCCACAGGGAATCATTCAATCCGTTGGTGGTGGTGTTGAAATTGCAGAAACTGGTGCTGGAACTACATCGAATGATAGGTTTAACACTGGTCAAAGATATCTTGCTTTCCATAACATAAGTGGTGCAAACAATGCACCAAGATTTGCTACATTCACTCCACTTGATGCATCATTTATAAACAATCTTGGTCCTGTTACTAGTGTTGAAATTGATGTTCATGTTGGTAATAACACCAATGGTGGTGAGATGCCAGACAAAGATGATGAAGCATTGAGAGTCAGATACTCTCTTGATAATGGCGTAACATGGATTGAAGTTGGAGCCATCGCACCAACAAATCTAACTGACCTGGATCCATCAACCTGGCCAACATTTGTCAGATGGATTGATCAAAGTAAGAACTATGCTACTTTGCGACTTGATATGCCTGTTGCAGCGCAAACAAGCGATGTACAATTCCAGTTATATCAGAATCCTGATACCTATAATCAGCAAGGTAGTTTTGATAACTACGGTATCATTAACTTCAGATACAATACCAACTCACTTGCTAGCAATGTTGAATTTGTACGAGTTGTTTCTCTACCTAGAATTAGCGTTGCTCCATACTATATCGTTGTTGAGAGAGAACCATTCGGTACTTTCACTGGCGTAAGTAACGCACATCCAGATAGAACTGCGATCTATAAGTGTATCGTACAGTTTGACGCTACATGGACTGAGCAACCAATCGATGATCAGGGTAATGATGAGAATGTATATCTTGCACAGTTTGGTGGCACTATTGCTATCGGTGACTATGTAATCATCGGTAGAGAATCCAGTGCAAACAATTCTGTATTCGATATTGGTGAAGTATTTAAGGTCAAGACTCTCTTATCTCAGGTAGCTAAGAAGTTCATGATCAAGAATGGTTGTGACAGCAACAATGAGGAGACTGTATATGAGGTAGATTCTACCACAGGTGCTGTTACATCTAAGGGTGATCAGCAACTAACTGGTTCTCTAACAATCAAAGGTAGCTGCACAACACCATTCACTAATTCTGCTACAAATAAGAAACTCACCATTACTAATGGTGATACTAACCCTGTCACTACATTTGAAGTTGATACATGCACAGGTGATACCAAGATTGGTAACACTCACGGTACTGTATTCTTCAACGCTGAAGCGTTTGGCACATCACCTGCTGCATACACTGCTGATGTTGATGTTTGTACTGTTTACAGATTTGATCCTCAATCAGAACTAACAACAGGTCCTATTACTACTCTACCAGCAAGTATTGTTCTTTCTACATCTAACATTCAGATCGCATCTAATCTAGATGCCTTCATGAAGGGTGATTTGGTTGCCATCTATGTCACTGGATCTCAAATTGAAATTATTCAGATTACTGATGATCCATATGAGGCTGGTGGTCTATTCTTCCTACCAACTTCCACCAATGCTGAGTATCCATCTGGTGGTAGAGGTGTAGAAGGAACAACTGCACAAGGATTCGCTGCTGGTGTTAATGTTGTCAAACTTGAAAAGTATGAGAGAACAACAACACTCTTGCATGATGTTCCTGCAACTCAAGGAGATCGTGCAGCTGCTCTCAAGGCACGCACACCTAACACAAGTGACCTAAGACTAGAATTAACTCTGCGTGATGCTGATCTAATTTCACCAAAACTAGATTACTTCACCATGATGAGAATCGGCACAGAATTCTTTGTTGCTGATAGTGTTGATGGTTCTCTTGATGTATTCTATGCTATCAAACTACCTAAGAGTGTCAGAGTTCCTAATGTTATCAGCACTCCTATTGTTGAACTATACAATGGTGGTAAGGTAACAATTCAAGATGACCTCACTATCAACAGTGGTGTCTTCAGAATGTTTGGTTCTGATGGCAAGACTCTGGTTCTGTCTATCTCTAACGATGATGGTCACTCTGGTGATGGATCAATTGAAGATCCATTAACTAACACGAATGGCATGACACTCAAGGGTGCTGCTACATTCTATGGTGACCTCAAGGTTTACTATGATGATTGTCAGATGAATGGCATCTGCTCTACTGAGACATCCTTCCGTGTTACTAACAGAGAAGGTAATGTCTTGATGGGTGAGACATTCTATCAGAAGGGTCAACTTAAGGTAGCTGAAGATGCAACACAATCCATCTTCCATATTGATAACCTAGGATCTGCTGGAACTGGTGGAACTGAAGGTGCTAAAGACTTCAGAATCTATCAGAACAATGCTATCGATTCGTTCGGTATTGAGAAATACTGGACAGGTAATGGTGGTAGAAGACACACATATGTTGCATTTGATGCAGCAACTGGTATCGGTCAGCAGCAAGACAACCCACTTGAGGTAAATAATAACTATATGGTTAATGCTTCTTCTGGAAGCAACATGGTTCTATATCTACCAGACAATGCACAGACTGGTGACATGATTAGATTCATTGAACTCAGTGGTAACCTGACATATAACACGAGTCTGATCCTCAGAGCGAAGAAGATCAATAACATTGCTACACCTATCCAAGGTGACAGCACTGGATCTAAGATTGGCGCTGGTGCTGGTCAAACTCTGACAACTACCTGGGATTCTGGTGAACTAGTTGTTCAAACCAGAAATGCATCCTTCGGACTTGTATATGCTGGTACTGTTGACATCGAAGGATCTGCAAATGCTAGAACTATTCCACCTGCACTACGCGGTTGGTGGTTGATGGAACTCTAATTTAGAACAAATGACAGTAAGATACGATTCTCTAAAAACCATGAGGTCTGCCAAAATTGGCAGCATCATGCCTTGGGGAGGAGATGGAGGTAATGGATTCCTTGCCTCTAATATTCCTAAAGGTTGGATTGTTTGCACTGGGCAGACATTAAATGCTTCTGATTATCCATTACTAGCAGCAAGTTTGGGTGATACCTATGGTGGTGACATGACTGATGCTGGTGGTGATCATCCAGAGTTTCCATACTATGGAACTACAGCAACATTCAGACTACCACAGTTGTCTTCAACTGTTATGGTTGACCTTGAGAGACAATATCTAGATGATCCTGTATATCAAATGGGACAGGATGATCCTGCCAATGCAATATATGATGAACAAGGAAGCAAACTGGGTGATTTGATCTCAGGTTTCGGTGAGGATCAGTTAATCAATAGTACATATCAAGCGTCTGCTGATATTGATTTTACACTGAACCTTGCTGGTAATTTGTATTTTAAGTTTGATAATATTACACTAACAGCTCCAGACTTCTTAGAGACTGTTCATACATTGAACAGAAAACTTGGTATCAATCATATGCCATCACACGGTCATAGTGATTCTCTTGGATCTGCTAACCCAAATGCTTCTGGTCCGATGGTATTCAGGACCGACAGAGGTATTGAGATGACTGGTGAAGCATCTACTGGTATTTGTAATCAAACTGAGGGTCCAAACACCTGTCAGAATGCTGAAGCAGAACCAACATCATGGCAAAACGGTGCTGTGAGTATGACAATGTATGGTGATGGTTTCCATGAACACACACTACCAAGGTGTGATAATTTTATGGAGTTTATTCAGGATAGCACAGGAAAAAATTATTGGGGTAATGTTCCTGCAGGTGCATCCAATTGGCCAACAACTGATAGAGAACAAGCTAACGGCGGAACTGGTCCAGTTAATACAACATATACACAAACTATTTTCGGTCGTCAAGCAACCGAACAAATTATTGATACTGAACCAGTAGATACTCACAAGCAACCATGCCATACTGGATACTTCCCAAGACCAATGGAAGTAAGACAAAGACCAAACTTCCTGGGATATGACACTGGAGCTGCAGTGAGAGGTGATGGTCTAGTAGATGATCCAGAACTAGCACCTGTATTTTCTGTGTCTGGTGTTACTCTTACATCAGATTCTAGTTCATTTACTCTTCCCGCTGGTACAGATATTAGAAGATTGTATAGTGTTGGTGCTGAAAACTGGTATCAATACGATAAGATCACTCCATTGATGTATGTGACTGCGGTATCTGTTGATAATAAGTATCATGTTTTCCGTGAAGGAACTATAGTTCAACAGATTGAAAATACTGGTACAATTGCAGCACCAGTTTATGAAATTACACTGAACTTACCTGTCAAAAATGGTGGAACAGTTGATGTTCAATTTAGACATGGTTCATATCCAATGACGATGAACCTAGCAGGTACAAGTAAGGATCCAACAGAGCAAACTTTCAGATCACATAACCATGGAAGTTTTGAGATTAATCAAACTATCGGATCAATGTCAAGTCCTCCATCACATACAGCAGCTGATGCAGATGGATCGTCACTAACCGCTGATAGTCTAGAAAATGCTCTAAATATTACATGTGATACTACGCAACCTAGTCTCACTATGACTTTCATAATCAAAGCATACTAATGCCTGCATTTTACGCCAAAGAAAGATCTAAATATGGTAATCTAACAGGTCAGGTTATTATCTGGCCAATGGAATACAGTGGTGACCCAACTGAAGCAGTAAACGCAAGAAATCTTCCTGCTGGATATTTAAAATGTGATGGTACAAAATACTTTGCAGAAGACTATCCTCAACTAGCATCAATCCTTGGTGTTGGTGATGCATGTAAGTTTGCCAGAAGAAATCTTGATGGTACTCTATTTGATACCTTAACAGATAATCAGTTCATGGTTCCTGACTTAGGATCTAAATATCCCGAACCTACATCTGGTGCTAACGCTGGTGTATATAATAACGCTAGATTAAATAATGCGTTAGGTAATGAGGTCAGTAGATCTGGTATTGGTATTGAGGTAGTTTCTGCTATTGGTAATGATGTAAGAATTACATATTCTGGATCAATTACTGTTCCCAGTCAAGAGATTGCAATTAGAGGTAGACCAGGATGGGTGTATGCTGGTGCTTCTCACTATACTGATATTGAAGGTGTTGAAGAAACAGCAATTCACCCACACGCACACTTTCATGGTGCTGTGAGAGCTAGAAATATGACAACAGCAGAGACTAGTTCTGCTGCACCTAGACCAGAAGGTAGAACTGGTAAGAGAAATGCATCTACAATTGCAATTCAAGATTGGTTAGATGCAACCAGATATAATGGTGATTCATCACAACCACCAGGAAGTGCTCAAGAACCATGTAAAGCAATTGATAAGTGGAGTCCTGGTGATGGTGGTGGTCCTACATCATCTCAGGCAGGTGGTTTGCAAGAAACCATCTATTGGGGTGGATGTATTTTTGGTGCTGGTGAATCTTCATACACATATGGTTGTATCAGTAATGATGAATACGATCTAGATGGTGCTGAACTAGAAGGTTCTCCTGATGGTACAGAAACTGTCAGATTTAAAAACGTAGAAGCACTGTTTGGTGCTTGTATTCGTGTTGGTAGCGGTGATGATGCATCACACACAGTTAATGTTCCTATCACATATGAACAGGGATATCCTGGAGTTCCATTGGATGTAGATGGTAATAGTTTGCATGATGTTGTACCACTGCAGTCTAACCAAGAACATAAGGACGGAACTGCAATTGTTGATATTGATCAGGTTGCAACAGATACAATTGACTTGTCAATCACACCAGGGGATGACCCTACCAATCATAATCACAGAATTGACCTAGATAGAGGAGATCATAACTACAAAGTTAAGACTCAGGCTATTGTTGTTCCACCAGAAAACTTAGTAACAACAATGCAAATTGGCACAGATCCATCAGTATCAATTGATTCTGCTTGTGCTCCATTTATTGTTATGGAATATCTAATTAAGATCTAATAGTAATGTCTCAAAGTTATAGAAACGCTAGACAGGGATTCCTGACCGATATGTTGGTGGATACTACGCCAATCGGATCTATTGTACCTAATCTTAAGTCAACAGACAATACATTTGACCATAATTATGTCACTTCTGCAAGTGCCTATCCTAAGTTGACAGAAAGAGTAGGTAATGCGTACATACAGGGTGATGATCCAGCTTATACGCATGAAGGATATCTTTATTGTGATGGGGAGCAGTATGATATTGCTGAGTTTCCTGCACTATATGAAATTATTGGAAATAGGTATGGTGGTAGATCTAGCACTGGAATCGATGTAACAAATGGTGGGTCTGGATATACCTCACTACCAACAGTTGATATTAGTGCGCCAACACTCCCTGGTGGTGTTCAAGCAACTGCTAGTATTGAAATCGATAGCGTTAATGAAATTGTTACACGCATTCAACCAATTGTTGTTGGAAAGGGGTATGATCCAGCAAATCCTCCCACTGTAACTATCTCTGGTGGTGGTGGATCTGGTGCTACCGCAATAGTAAGAATTGGTCCAAGTGGTGAGATCACACCTATCACATCTGCAAATGTGATGGAGTGGTGGGGTGATCCAAATATGGGAACATTCAGAGTACCAGATACAAAAGCACGAAAGATTGTTGGCAACAGTTCTGTATTTGGTAACAATTCTCCTAATGTTGGCAACAGTTCTCTTGGTGTAGGAACTAAAGGTGGGCAATGGTATTTTGCACAGGAATCTCAAGATGAATACTTCTCACTCGGAAGAATTACTACTGCTGGATATGATCAAGTAGTTGAGACTACTGGTTGTTCTATTATTGGAGCACAGACAGTTACTGTCACTATGAGAGAGACAAAACTGCGTGGTGCTCCACAACACAACCACACAGTATTTCATAGTATCCCTGGAACAGAAGAGTGGATCAAAGAAGGTAGTGGTGACAGATATCTTGTAGATTATCGTTCTGGTTCTGGTAGAATTGCTAGATGGTATCCAACAACAGGAACAGTATTCACACACAAGCATGGTCTACTGAGAGTTGCGAATACAGATAATACTGTCGCAACATATGATGTTCTAGATTATCAAGGTGGTGCAGGTGGTAACGGTAGTATTAAAGATCCAACAGTACCTGAAGATGATCAATTCTATCTTGCTTCTGGTGCAAATGGTGCTGGATCGTATGAATTCCAGACATATATTCCAGATCCTACATTTCTTAGATTCCAATCTACATCTACTATTGGTGGTAGAAATGTAGTTACTGGTGGTGTGCCTGTATATGATTATTCAAATGAGTGGACATTTACAAGTCCTGGTAATTACAACATTGATTTTTCTTCAGTTACAGGCAATCCAGAAACTCTACAGTATATCGTAGTTGGTGGTGGTGGATCAGGCGCTGCTGGTACAATTACTGGATCTTCAGGTTCAAATAGTTCTCTTGTAATTGGTAATGGTAATGAGATCAACCTATTAGCAAGAGGTGGTGGTGGAGGATCAGGTTCTTCAGGTCTACAGGGCGGTAACGGTGGAACTGGTGGAACTAAATCATCATATGGTAGTGAAGGCACTGGTGGTGCTGATGGATTGGACGGCGGTGACGGCGGCAATGGTGTATCAGGAAATGGTTATCCAAAGGTAGACTATCCAAACAATCCTAATAATGGTGGTACTGCTGGTTTGTTTGGTTTCCCTCCATATGGACAGGGAAGTGCTGGAGTCAATGTGGAAGTTGGTGGACAGAGTGGTACATATGACAACACATTAGAATCTAATGGAACATTTAACCTAGCAGGTGTTGCTAATCCATCATCTGCTGTATTTTATGTTCATGGTGGTAAAGGTGGTGGAGCTCGTGGTGGTTATAGTGGACACCCATCAGCAAGAGTTTACATTGAAGTAAAGGGTAATCAATTATCTACATTTACACAGCAAGCGTGGTCTGTTGAGATTGGATACGCTGGTGCTGATGGAACATCTAATGGTAACAATCCTCCTCCTGGTGGTACTGCATCACACTCTGGTAGAGGTGGTAACGGTGGACAAGGACATAACGACGCTGATGGTGGTTCTGGTGGAGCATCAACTCTATTGAAGAGAGGATCTCAAATTGTTGCTGGAGCAGGTGGCGGCGGTGGCGCTGGTGCTACTGGATATGATGGTGGTGCTGGTGTCAATGGTAGTGGACCTCCTGCAGGTTTGCAAGCTACGACTAGTGCTCTCGGTTCTGGTGCGGGTGGTGTCGGTGGACACTACGGATGTATCGGTGGAGGCGGTGGAGGCGGCGGCGGTGGCTGCGCTCGTAACGGTCTCACCTTTGGTGGTAATGGTAACGGTGGTGGATCCGCTGGTCCTGGTGGTGGTCCTGCTGGTGACGGTGGTCACGGTGGTGGTGGTGGAGGACAGACTGGTGTCTCCTCTTACAGAACAGACTACTTCTCAAATGGTTCACTCTCCAACTCTGGCAGAACAAACGGTAAAGTAAGACTGGTTGTTAACTATAATAATGATTACTGGACTCCTGGTGGAGGTGGTGGCGGCGGTGGCGCTGCATGGAATGGTAATGTCTCATGGGCAGATCTAGGAAATCCAGCTGGTGCTACAGTTACTGTTGGTGCTGGTGGTGCTGGTAAGTCTGCATCTGGACAGAGTAGTGGATCCACTGCTAGTGGCAGTAACGGTTATGTGAAAGTAGCACTTGGTGTTATTACTGGATATGTTGGTGGTAACACCACAGTATCTCAGGGTGATGTTGTTGCTGCTGGTAGTGCTACCGCAGATGACTGGGATGTTAACATTTATAGTGATGGCACAGGAACTGGTCAGGATGGTAGTTTCAAACTACCAACTGCAACTCCAAGCATATACATCGTTGGTGGTGGTGGATCTGGTGCAACAGCAACAGCAACTATTGCTAATCAAAAGGTAACAGCAGTGACACTAGGTAATGCTGGTGGTGGATATACTGAAACTCCATATGTTTACACCATGAATGGTGCTGCTGGTGGTACTGTTGTGACTGCAAATGTTGACGCTGCATCTGGTACGGTTTCTGATATCACTCTGGGACCAAATACCTCAGCAAAATATGTTCGCTACTTACTGTTTGGTGGGCAAAATGGTCAAACATCTAAGACCAGATATGTTGAGTTGGTGCCTGTAGATACGACAAATGTTCATTACTTCTCTATCAAAGCATGTAGAGGAAATGGTGTCAACGGTGGTAACCAACCAGAAGAGACATTGCGTGTCTATTATCAACTAGAGGGATCTACTGGATGGACATTGATTGATACTATCATCAATCCAAATGCTACTAGAACTGATCCTATCATCGGTGATGTTCCTAGCATCTCTCAATCATGGGATGGAGCAGCTGGAGATACTAAATGGTATACATATTCAGTTGCAGTGCCACAGGCAGCGAGACAGAATAATACTAAATTCAAAGTCGAGCAACCTAGAGGAAATGCTAGTGGTGCAAATGATAATGATGGTAACACAGACCATTATGGTATTGCTGAGTTTATCTACTGGAGAGAGAAAGTAACTGAAC